ACCATGAATCCGTGAACCGGGCCCCACTTGCCCTTATGGTTCCGGTTGTGCGTGCGCCAATTCTTGTACTCAGCGTAACGAACGCCGAACTTACGAAGCTGCGCGACTAGCTGCGCGGCAGTCATGGGAGTAGCCATGTGTGTCCTTTCAGAGCGGAGCCCCGGGCGGTTAGACCCGGGGCCCCAAAAGCGAATTAGCCGGTGACGAAAGCGCCGCTAAAGTTGATGGTTGCCCCCGATGCAATCGTTGCTGTTGGGTCCAGCGACGTAATCTGACAGTCACCGTTTGTCGAAATCCGAATACTGCCGGACGCAACGCCCGACTTATCGAACCCCACAACGGTCTGTGAACCGGGGCGACAATCAGTGGGCAGGGTGCATACCACAGGGTCCCCAATTATGTTTCCGTCTGAGGTTGCTGTCAGGGTCGATCCCCCGTAAATGAACACGGCACCCCACTCGACCACACCGTTAGTCTTTCGCGCATTGAACGACGAAAGACTGAAACCAGTGCCCGGTGTCGGGGTTGTGGCCAGCGTCACGGGCGTGTGGTCATTCAGCCTTTCAGCGGTGATCTTGTTCCCGGCCAGCCATTCCATACAGGGTCTCCTTACAGGGCGACGAAAGTGGGGTAAGCAAGCTGCACATTCGCGCCTGCGTTGTGCTCCTTGACGACAGCGTTAACGCTGCGCTCAACGGTCATACTCTGCGGATTGGCAATCAGGAAGTTGTCGAATCGCAATTGCGCGCTAGCGTTGCTGTTAGACGTTGTGCGGAACGACCGAACGCCGATTTCACCCGCAGCAGTGTGCCCGGTATCCGTAGCTTCGACGTGCCAGAGGCTCGGCTCAGGGGTGCCAACCGCCCACACCTTTGCCCGCAGGGTGCTGCCTATCGTCTGGAATCGCAGCCGGAAGAACTGCCCAGCGGAGTAGGTCAGCCCTGGTGCCGCAGTGCCGAGAATGGTGTCTGATCCTGCCGTGCGTCTCCGCATCGAGAGTTGCACTGTGCCGTTGGTTTCAAACACAACGCGGGCCATGTACATGTTGACAGCGTCGGCAAGGCGTGACGTAAGACTCCCCACCAGTGATGCACCAGTGGCAACGACGCTCGGCGCTATGTCGCAGTACAGATCAGTGTCCGGCCCTGGTGATGGCAGTGTGCTTCGCAGCGCAACGTTTATCTCAGTGTGCGTGTGCGACCCGTAGCCTGACCCAACCGCAAAGTTGGACGTTGTACCGCTAAGACTCCAAGCCTGTCCCGTTGTGGTTGAACCCCAACCGTTGGACACCGTACGGGTGAAGTAGTCAGCCGCAGCGCCGGTAGTCGGCAGGGTCATCCGCGCCGCCCACACGTAATAGATGTCCGTCGCCGCTGGGTTAGCACCCTGTCGGATACGTACGCGCGCCTGTGAGGCGTTGGTGGGCGCGGTTTGCAACGCTGTGATAAACGTCCACTCCCCCGCCGGGATAGCCTCCACGCTGCCCACTGTTGTGGACAGAAACGTGCCAGCAGCGTTGTACCAATACACACTGACGCGCATGTCCGACCAGCCAGCAGGCGAGTAGATCCATGCTGAAACTGTGTAGTCGACACCCGCAACAACCGAGCCAACACCGCTGTGTGCAGCAACAACACCACTTGATGCAGCACCGCCCGCAGGCGTAGCCAGAATTGAACGGGCAGCGCCATGCAGCGTGTTCACAACGGCCGTTGATTCCGCAACCGATGTGCCAGCGTCAGCCGCCCAGCCGCTGATGTCCTGCGTTAGCAGCGCATTGCCGTTGATTACCTTGCCAGTGGCAACCACCGTGACGTGTTCGCCACCTACGTCCAGTGTGAGTGGAGTGTCGAAGTGGTCGCCGGTCCACACTGGTCCGGTAGTAGTCAGCACAGGCAGCAGCGTTTCCGTTGCAGTCACATTCTGCGCAACAGCAGAACCAGCAGTGTCCGCCCACGTGTTGCGCACATTGTCGGACGATGCCTCGCTGCCAGCAACACCCACTTCCCACGGACCAGCGGGAGAGCAGTTCAGCGATAGGTCCCATGTGGTCAGGGTCAGATACTCCTCGTAACCCCGCACTAGCAGGCGGATATCACCCGGTGCCACCCACTCAGGGGGATTCAAAATGTCGGCGCGGTCGAGTAGTTCTAGGTTGAGCACGTTCGGGATGAGATGTGGCGCAGCGTGTAGCCGCATATTCACAACGGGATACCGCGCTTCATCCCACGTGCCGAGGTGCACACTCCATGCCGCAATGCTGGGAAGCTGGTCATCCGACGCAACGTTAACCGTCAGCGCTTCATCGTAGGTACCAACTCCACCCTGTTCCGGTGGCAGTACAGACAATGGACCCTCACTAGCCACAACACGCGCAGACGAACCACCAGGGCGCGAACGAGTCACGTCGTTACGGATGTGCTGGTCATCTTCGACCGGCTCTAGGGACGGAGAAACCTCACGGCCAGACGCGTAGTCCAATTGCAGCCTAGGCGACTGGTTATACAGCGTTTCACGGCCCCGGTACCAAACCGCGCGGCCCTCCCGCGAATCGGCCAACATGCCCCCGTCCGCAGCCTCGCACTCGTCCAGCAGCGCAAGCAGGGGCGTTGGGAACTGTGGGCCCATGGCCGTGGCTGGCCCGAAAGAGCCAATCTGCGCCGGGATACCCTCCTCTTCGCACAGCCGCTCTAGCCGCTCGTTCGCTGTCTCGCCGCTGTACGCAGTGACAACACCGCCATACGCGTCAAGCTCAGCAGACGTAGGCCAAACGGATATGTGGCCAATAGCCATTCCGTTCAGCGCTGCGGCATACCCGCCAGAAGGCGACGCAACCTCAGACACCGGACCCAGCGTGCCCGCGAAGCTAGAGCCGAAACCGCCCGCGTCCCCGCCAACATCCTGCCAGTCAACACGCCAGTCAACGTTTCCGCCGTTCTGTGTGCACCGGAATCGGACCTCAACCCACTGGTTAAACAGGTCACCGGACGTTGCAATGTTGGTTTCTACAACAGTGCCACCGTCCGCGTTAAGGCCGATAATTCGCGAGCCAGCATCCCGAGACTGAATGAACCACTCGCGAACTGTTCCGCTGGTGCTCAGAATCCGCATGAACGTCCACAGCGTTGAGTCCGGCTCGTCATTCCGGTAAACGAAACGCACTTGCCAGCTCGTCGACCCTGCCGGAGGCGGAGGTACCCGCCCAGACATCAGAATCGGTACACCTAGGTCCGCAGCCAGCACAGGCAGCGCATTGGACGACGGAAGCGAATCAGCAATCGCCCAATCCACACCGGACAACTTCAGCGGGCTAACACCCTCAATTGGCGAGTACGCCTGAACAGCATCCGCACCGTCTTCCATAGGCCAGTAGGCCAGGGGCGCAAAGCCAGGTACTGCGCGGCTCAGCGTGGAGGCGAGTGCCTTAACGCCTTGCCCGAGTCGCCGACGGATACCAGCAGCTTCGATGGGCACCCACACGTCGTTGCCTGAAGGCTCCCAGCGCGCGGGCCAAGACGAAATTTCACCCTCAAACCGGGTGTGCCGATTGCTGACACTGGCAGTGCCGTTGACAGTCCACACCTTGCCCGCTGAATCCGTGAACGAGGTAGTTCCGGGGGTGAGGTTGCGAAAATCAGGCGCCGCCACCACGGGGCCATTTACGCCGTTCCGCACCTCGAACCGGTGACCGTACCCAATAAACGGGCGTCGCGCGGGGTTAGTGCCCGAGTCTTCCGGTCCAACCTTCAACGGCAGATTACTGTTGAACACAGTGGCAATCTCAGGGGTTGTAACGTGCGAATACCCCAGCGTCCACGGGCCATCGAGCGAGGGAGCCGTAAACAGCTCAATGACACCCGTAGTTGGGTTCAGCGTGGCACGTACCGCGAAACGCCTTGGCGGAGTGTGAATCGGCATGAACACAAACGCAGCCGTATCACTTGTACCGTCAGCGGACCAACTCAGGGTCAGCCGGTGGTCTGTGCGTGGAGTGCTCAGCGAGTTGTGAACCCGCAGCATGTACGAGCGCTGGTTTCCTGGTCCGTCCCACTTACCGATTAGCGTCTGGTTACCACCACGGACACGCCAATCAATCGACACTTCTGCCCGCAGGTCAAGACCGGCGGAAAGGTCAAGGGACGAATGGTCCGGGGTCGAAACGTTGTTAGCCGGATCACCATCTAGCTGTACATAGGACTCCCCGCCGTACACGCTGACACGAACCGGAGTGTTCCGGCCAATCTTTCCGTACAGCGGACTACGCGGGTTACGGGGCGAATACTTACCATCCCGGTTATTCAGTGTGAAAGAGCACGTAGACACATCCGCACCGGAACCTTCGTCAGCCCCGCCGTGCGAGATGCGCACAGGGTCACGGTCGTAGACGTCCCCTGACACGTCAGTCCATATACCGTCAATCAGCAGTGCCGTTTCTGGCGCGCCAGGGAACGTCATTAGAACTCCTATCCAAACGCGGTCTGAACGTTTCCACGTCCACCCACTCGAACCATTCGGCGGATCATGCGCTTCATGTCCTCGTCCGAACCAGTGACATCAAATACAACGCGCTGGTCACTGCGGGAAGCGGTGCGGAATACACCCTTGGGCGAGACGTCAAGCCCCATACCAGGGATATCGGACGTGATCCCCTGTAGTTGCTTACGCAACATCGGCACTTGCCCGTCAATGCCGCGCATGAAGCCACGGATCACGTGCATACCCGCAGGCGTTAGCAGCTTCTTATCTAGGGTTTCGGGACCCTTCCAATCCGGCAGCATGCTGGTCAGCTCACCCAGCTTGTTGCGAACCTTGTGGAACGCACCCGCAATACCGTCTAGGAAGCCTTGAATCAGGTTGGCACCCGCATTCAGCAGCGTTGAGCCGATGTTGCCGAGTGCATCCTTGGCCTTGCCCGGTAGGTCCTTAACCCACTGGACAGCGTCGTCAATGCCCCGACTGATCGCGTCAACCAACTTCATTGACGCTTCCTGGCCACGCTCGAACAGCTTCGTAGCGAGCGGCCCGATTGCATCCCAAATCTTGCCCGGAAGGTCCTCAACAAGCCCAACAATCCAGTCAAGAGCGTTACTGACTACCTGCTTTGCAAGGTCCCAAGCCTTAGAGAAGTCACCTTGTAGCAGCGCGGCAAGCATCTGAATAGCGGGAACCACTACCGTCTCAATGAAAACAGCCAGCTCATCAGCGAGAACGGCCACCAGGGCCGCGACTAGCTGAATGATCGGGATCAAAATCGGCGTCAGCGCGGTGATCACTTCGCCAAGCGCCCCGAAAAGCGGTACCAGCGCCTCAAGAATGGGCTGAATTACGGGCAGCAGCGCAACCACAAGTTCCGAAAACACCGGCAGGAGCGGCAGAAGCGCGTCAATGAGCGCCAGAAAGGCATCTATCAGCGCGTCTAGTACCGGGCCGAGTGCTTCAATGACCGGACCTAGGGCGTCGCCAATCTTTGTTATGACCGGCCCTAGCGCTGTCAGCAGCTTGCCCAGAATCGGGCCCGCAACTTCCATCATCTGACCCATTAGCTGACCCAGCGTCGGCAGGATCGCACCTAGTGCGGCGCCTAGTCCGTCAAAGACAGCGCTAGCGCCACTCATGCCGGACGTCAGACCCTCAAAGAAGCCACCCAGCGACTCCCCAACCTGCCCAAGGAAGCCAGCAAAGGATTCGACCAGCGGACCGGCCTTTTCCATGACGGGCACAAAGCCCGAAAGAAGCCCCTTGACCAACTCACCAACGCCCGCAACCAGCGGTTCTAGCATCGGCGCAACGGCCTTGAACATGTCGCCCAACATTGGGGCGATATCGTCGAAGATTCCCTCTAGCTGCTTTGCCACGTCCTTCATAGGCTGAATCAGCGGCTTAGCCAGCTTCTCCATTTCGCCCATGACATGGTCTTTTAGCCCGGTGAATGACTTCTTTACGCCTTCATTCTGCGCTGCGACGAGCACACCAAGACCAGCGATAGCCAGCGGCACAGCGGCAAGAGCGCCAGCCGCACCGATAGATGCAACGGACATGACCGCGAACGTCTTAGCCAGGATTCCCGCTGTCTTGGCACTAGCAGTACCTAGGTTGCGCATCCCGCTGGCCAGTGTCCGACCAGCCATCGAAGCTACACCGGCCATTGCCTGGCCGACACCACCCAGCGCATCCCGCATACGCTGACC